TACAATCCCTGTAACGCTGCTGCCGTTCCAACGCCTTGTAAGAACGGATTTGGGCTTGGTTCAAAAGTTTGTTGATATTGACTTACTGTTCCAGCAGAAGGACTTCCTGAAATAAATTGTTGACCTATTGTTAATGGAGCTAAAGCTTGTTTAAGTGGAAGTAAAGCACTTGCTCTTGCTGCATCTTCTTTAGTTTGTTCAAAAGCTTGTTTTTGTGCTCCAGCGCCAGCTAATGCAGCTAAATCTTGACCAGTAATACCACTATAAACTCTTCCGATATCAGCAGAAGTTCCAGCAAGTGATCCATATTGTTGACCTAAACCACCTGTAAGTTGACCACTTTTTAAAGCTCTATCTCTTGCTGATTCTTCCGCTGCCATAGAACTTGATAATGCTGAACTATATCCTTTTGATAATAAATCTGATATTGTTTTATTTTTCGCTTCTTGAACACGGCTTGCTGTTTCTGCACGTTGAACACCTTGTCGAGAACCACCAAAAGCTCCAGCTTGAATTGCTCTTGCATCATCTGCTATTCTAGCAAGTTTAGACTGACGATCTATTTGTTTTATAGCTTCGTCAATAACCTCTTGTTGATAAGGGTTCATAAACCTATCAATTTTTAATTCACCTGTTTCAGGATCTATTTCACTTGGATCAAAAGATCCAAGACCTTTTGCTAATTCTCCTGGTACAGTACCTAATGTAGTTAATGCTTTTGATAGTGCTGATTCTTGACCAGTAGTAGGATCTGTACCAGTTTTAAAATAAGGATCTAATCTATTTAAAAAAGCATCAGAACCAATTTTTGTATAAGCTTGTGTTTGTAAAGGATCTAAAGCAGCAACCACATAATCAGGTAGATTAAAAAGTGCTTCTCTATTTATTTCTTGAGGGACGCTTGTACCTAATAAGCCACCAAATACTTTGTTACCTTCTTCATCTTTTCTATAATCACCTGTTTCAGGATCTCTTTCGTAAAAAAGAGAATCAAATATACCTTTTTCAAGATCTTCAATATAAGATGGTTTTCTTTGAAGAGTTTCTACATAAGTATTATCAACCATTAGGCCATCCTCTCTAATTTATCCATCATACTATAAGCACGTTGAATACCTGTATCCAAATTCCCATCTCCAAGACCTTTTATTGCTGGTCTTGTTAAAACAAATTCTCCAGCAGTTAACATTGCTGGGACATCATCTTTTGTCCCTGAACCTTCACTTGGCATAATACCACCGTTTCTTCGAGGAAAATAAGTAGCGCCACCTTCTTCCATAGATTTAAAAGGTATTAATCCGCTATATTTATCTGTTGTTCCAAAAGCATATCTTTTAATAGCCTCTTTTTTTTCTTCTGGAGTCATAGCTGCTAAAACCTCTGCTGAAATACCTAATGTAGCTGCAAGTCCTATTGGATTGTTCATTAAGCTAAACAATTTACTTTTTAAAAATTCACTCTTTGGAAAAACTGTTGTTATTCCTTTTGTAAGAAAGTTATCAGGTGTAATTGCTTTAGTAACATCAGCTTGTGCTGCTGTTAAAGAAGGTAACCCTTTATTTGATGAAAAAGTAAGACCGCCTAATCCACCCATTAATGCACTTCTTAATACATCTTTTCCTTTTTGTCCTGTTAAACCTCCTGTAGCAGCAGCCCCTAAAGCTCCTTTTGCAAATGGATTACTTAAAATACCTGCTAATCCAGGAGAAACTTTATTTAAAGCACCTAAAATGCCTGATGCTGCAGTAGTTCCTGCTCCTGCAGTTCCTAATAAACTACCAACAGCAGGGCCTAACACAAATGGGGCTGCAAACTTTAAAAGCTTTTTTAAATTAAAATACTCAGGTTGACCAGTCATAGGATTTATACTGTTTTGATTAGCTCCTACAGTATATCTCATAGGGTCCATACCCTCTTGAGACATGGCACCCATAATGCCAGTTTTAATATCAGGTCTTTTGTTAAGTATTTCTTGAGGAACAATCATTTCTCCAGGAGAAACATGAGCCATACTTGTATCACCAAACCTACCCATTTGCGCCATGTTTTGCATATTTTATTCCTTAGTATTAGGCTGTTTTAAATATTAACAGACTTTTTTTATTTTTACTATCCCAAACATATAATCAATTTAAAAATATTTATGTTGTTACTGTTACACTTCCAACGCTTCCAGTTGCTTCTAGACCTAAGATATGAGTTTTATCTACAGTTGCAATCTTTATATTACCCATCATTCCTGATACATCTCTGTATTCAAATAAAGAACCAATCTCTAAGCCCTGGTCGTGTTTTTGTAAATTAGTTAAAACTAAATCTGTATTTCTGCCTTCTCCTGGATTTTGCATCTGTGTTAAATATGTAGAAAAAGCACGAACAACCTCGCTCATATATTGAGGATCGTACTCCTGTGGAGGAGATGGGAAGAACGGTAAAGTTAATTTTCTGGACATTATCTTCTTCCATCTGGTCTAACATCTACTCTTGGAGATCCTAATCTCCATCCTATTTCTGTTCCTGTTGATGCAACTTTTAAAGCAAAAGATCTACCTCTTAAACGAATGTTAGCTTGATTTGTGTATTGTTCAACAACAGTAGAACTTTCTGATGCTGTCCTTGTTATCGTTTGATCTGTCGTTTGTAAATAAGAACCACCAGGAAAGTTTCTTGTTTGTAATGTAAAGGTCGCAGAAGGAGAACCGACTGTTGAACTTCTAAATGTTATATCAGGAATAACTTTATTTATAAATACAAAATTATTTCCGTCACCTATATCTATTTGACTTGATTCAATGTGTGAGGATATAGCAGTTGCTGGCACTGTACTTCCATCATCAAAACCATCTTCGTGATTAAATAAATAATGATCTGAACCTGCTGCTATTGGAAACTCATAGATACCTCTGTCCATCCAAAAAGTTCTAGTGAGAGTTCCAAAGTACCATATTTTTTGTTCATAATTATAAATAACATACTTATCATTTTCTGTGCTAGAAGCACTTGAATAGAACCACCATATTTCAGCAAAAGAAGAATTAACTCCGGCTGTTACTTTTTCTATTTGTTCTCTATTAATATCACTAAAGACAAAGTCTTTTACAGAACAAGGTATTCTTTGAACAGTTCCTGCATAAGCATAGAACTCATTTACTCCCATCCAATAGATCGCATCTTCTACAGCGACAGCAGCTAAAGGTCCTGCTATTGTTATGTTTTCTGATATAGCGTTAATACCAAAGGTAAAAGGAGGGCCGATGAACTGCATTGAATGTAGAGATACATCTGTAAATACAACAATCTCTCTTCTTGTTTCAACTGCTGTAATTATCTGAGATCCTGATCCAATTCTTAAATCACCTGCTGTATTTGTAGCTGTTGATTCCCAGTCTGTAATACTTTCTTGCGATGAGAAACGAATAAGTAAAGGATCTTGTGTTCCTATATTTGTTTGAGGATCACAACCAAAAGCGATAACGTGTCTATCTCGATCAGAAACAATAACCTTTTTAGCAATTGTAGGCGTAGTGTTGGCACCAGATACATCTTTTAAAAGCACAGCCCTAGTGCTTAAACCACCAGAAGTATCATAATATCCTATAACACCATCACGAACATTTATAATTAAGTCTTCTCCAAAATTATCGTGCGTCCATATCCGCATAGAAGTTGTGGATATTGAAACATCAGCATTCGAGTTCCATGTTCCTCGTCCATAAACACCTGCACCCCAACCAGTTCCCTCGATGGATACTTGTAGACCTACACTCGTTTGATATGTAGCAACAACCGACCCTCCACCATTTCCAGAATCTGATGAGTTCGCAGAAACAGCAGTTGCATTTAAACCTGAAGTCGTTGTTATACTTTCTATAGTAGCAACTTCTCTTGCTTCTATTGTGTAACTGTTAGCATTTACTATTGAAACTATTTGATATTCTTGATTTAAAACATTTGCTGTAATAAGACCACCTAAAGTTACAGCTCCACTAAAAGTTACAAAGTCACCAACAACAGCAACGTGTGAACTTTCAGTAACAGTTAACGTAGAAGACCCATCACTTGCAGCAAAAACTGCATCACCTGCAGAAGTAGTTAGTCTTATAGGTGTTATGTCATTAAACGATCCACCTTGATTAATATAATATTTAAGGTGAGTTCCCACTCCTATATATTTTGTGCCATCAAGTGCAACAAACGGATGTAATCCTCTGCAATCACCTAAAAAGGCACTGTTTGAGTATCGAACCCAACCACCTATTTTCTCAGGGTATCCAGAACGAAACCGTACCTTTTCAGAATCAAACCATCCTCCCTCATTAGAGTAAGAGGTTGTCTCTCTATTTACTCCTGGTCTGAACTGTAGTTTTGTTAACGGCATTATTTATCCTTTAATAACAAGACTTAATAGTAAAACAATAGTCGTACCTGCTGATCCAACAACTACCATCTCAAGTCTTTTTACTCGACTAATTATTTCTATCCAACGCTCTTCAGACACTGCTTTTAGTGTATCTAATTCACCTTTAACATCTGTAATTTTTGTCATTCTGCTGCCACCGTTAGTTTAGGAGTGTTTGTTAATGACTGACTATCTAAAATTTTAAACCCTCTACGCTCTGCAAACTTCTGTGGATCATTTGCAAACTTATCTGCACACGCTTCTAACCACAGCATAGTATGTTCATGTGTTGGAGCTTTCCCATCCTTAATTAATCCATTCTCAAAGTTTAAATAAGCGAGCACTTCTGCTTGTGCCTGTGCTCCACTAATACCCAAGTCAAACATATATATTTGATTACCCTCATCTATTAATCCCCCACGAGGACGAGCAGATATAAGTGCCTGCTTCATGGCTGTCATAATGTGGTATCTATTTTCTTCTACTTCATACATTTCCTCAGTTACTTCATCTACACCTAAATGCTTTAATAAACTTTCATACTGATTAACAAAGAAGTTCATCTTACGAATAGCTCCTTGAACAGAGTTTTGTGCATTAGCAGAGTGTGTTTGAAGTTCTAATATTTCTATCTCCAACATTTCTCGATCTAAATCATCTGTGCATTTCTGTAGCTTACGTTGTTTCTTTTTTAATTTAACCGCTTTCTTTTGCATATTTATGTGGGCTTCTTGCAACGCACTTTTTGTTTTATCTATTTCAGCTAACGTATGCTTAATAGAACGAATAGGAGTTATTGCTGTTACATCTAATGTAACTCCCATAAACTGTGAGTGCGACTTATAAAAATTAGAGGATGCTTGTTGAATTTCAGGCATTTTTTTATCTATGTTTGTTAACATAGATTTGTATTCTGGCTTTGCATCCACTAGTGCCGTTTCTATATTTTTTACAACAAGTTTATTCTTCATAATTTTACCCATTCAATGTATCCAAATCATCCCATATTTTAGTTGCTGCAGTTGCAGGTACAAAGTCTTCTTCTTCTCCATCACTACCAAGTTGCTTCCAACCATTGCCATCACTTACACTTGTAAGGTATGTTGTTAAGTCATTTTTACTTGCAATTTCCCCAACGGCTGTTGATATATCTACACCATCATCGGCTATACCAAGCATAACATAATCTCTCGGGCTTGCTGTACTATCCTTAACGGGATACATCCCACCTGTTCCTTGAGCCACACCAAACTTTAAAAAAGTAGGTATTGTACCATCTGCCTCTAATCTATATTTCACTACTTTATGTGCCATCTATATTCTCCTTAAAAGTTTTACCCTGCTCCTGACGCTGTTGCACTAGAACAACCACCAAGTTCATGTCGTCCAACGCTTAAATCGCCAAAATCTGTGGTATTGCCAGTACTGCCAATCGTGATATATTGAATTATATTGTAAGCAGCACCTGCGTCCTCACCTCCACCAAATACTCCTCTTGTTGTGCTTTCTGCTCCTGCAAGCCCATAGGATGTTGCAACAAGATTACCGAAGTCAGTTGCATTACCTGCGGATGCTATAGTTATGTAGTCCATTACGTCTGAAGGGGAAGCCCCATACCCACCTGCAAAAACACCTCTTGTTGCACTGGCTAAAGCACCTGTTAGATTACTTCTTGCAACAGTAAGATTACCAAAGTCTGTGGTATTACCAGTGTTTGCAATAGTTACAAATTCCATAGTGTCTGAAGCACTTCCTGTATTTCCCAATGCAATAACGCCTCTTGTTGTGCTTGAAAGACCTGAACCTTGTGCAGCAGTAGCACTTGTATCTCCAAAGTCTGTTCCATTCCCAGTGTTTGCGATTGTAATGTATTCAATTACATTAACTCTTCCAGAGCCATCTTGTCCTGCTGCAAAGACACCTCTCGTACTACTTGAGAACGCTGCTCCTCCTGCTTTTGCTGCGGATAGATTTCCAAAATCAGTTGCATTAGCCTGAGAGGTCATTGTAATAAATTCAATTACATCTTGCTTTGTATTATCTATATCTCCTCCTGCAAAGACACCTCTTGTTGTATTTGCAATTGTGCCTGCAAATAATTTATCTCTAGTAACAGTTAAGTCCCCATAATCACTAGCGTTACCTGTCGTTGCTATGTTAACAAAATCAATAACATTTTGGTCTGTACCACCTGAATTTGTACCACCAGCAAAGAACCCAACAGTCGATGCCCCTGCATAAGCAAAAGGGGGAACAGGATATATACCTGCTTTTTGATACATCAATGCTTCTTGAATTGACCACACGCCAACGGCTGCACTTAATGTAGGTATTACTTCAGTCTTTGTTATAAACCCACCTGTGTATTTAGCCATTACCCTGCTCCTGACGCTGTTGCACTAGAACAAGCAGCTATTTCCATTTTACCTTCTGTTAAATTCCCAAAATCAGTTGCATTCCCTGCCGAAGCTATTGTTATATAATCTATTGTATCACTAAATCCACCACTAAATTCCCCACTTGCAAACACTCCCCTTACTGTACTAGAAGTTCCTGCAAATTGATAACGAGTTACAGTTAAATCTCCGAAGTCTGAGGCATTGCCTGTTGAAGCTATAGTGATGATATCTATTACATTTGATGCGGCTGAACCATACCCCCCTGCAAATATACCTTTAGTAGCACTTTCTGCAGTTGTTAAAAGTTCCCTACCAACCGATAAATTTCCAAAATCTGTAGAATTGCCAGTATTTGCTATTGTTACATATTCTATAGTGTCATCAGTAACAGATGTACCAAGACGAAATACACCTCTTGTAGTACTAGCTAATCCTGCACCATTGATGCCTCCTGCTGATGTATCCCCAAAGTCAGTTCCGTTACCTGTATTTGCAATCGTAACATACTCTATTACATTTATTGTAGCCGAGCCATTTGATACTTGTCCATTTGCATATACCCCCCTTGTGCTACTAGAAAAAGCAGAACCACGTTTTTTGGTTGTTGTTAAATCTCCAAAATCAGTTGCATTAGCTTTAGAGGCCATCGTAATAAAATCTATTGTATTCAAATGTGTTCCACTGGGTCTAGAACCCCCTGCAAAAAGTCCTCTTGTTGTACTTGCAACTGTTCCATTCATAAATTGTGAACGCCCTGTTGTTAAGTCCCCATAATCACTACCATTTCCAGTAGATGCTATATTAACAAACTCTATTACATTTCGATTGTCTGCTGCATCTCCAGTATTTTGAAACAAACCACCTGCGAAAAACGCAACAGTTGATGCCCCTGCATAACCAAAAGGAGGAGATTCCCATGTGTCCGCTTTTACAGCCTGACCCTGTGCTTCTAAACTCCATACTCCTGAAAAACTAGGAGTATCAAATCTAATAGTGTCAAAGCCGCCTACTAATCCACCCTTGTTAAATTTAGCCATCTGTCAACTTTCATTAGGCATCATTAATTAGTTCATAAGAGACAAACAAATCCAAGTCACTCGCTGCGTTTGCTCCACCTTTGAGAATATCGCCCTCGCATAAATATATGGGTGAGGATAGTAGAACGAGGGTAGCGTCAGCAGGAACACTGATTGTTTTAGCTAAGTAAAAACTTCCAGTGATGTCTATGTTTGTAGTAAACGCTCCTACCAGTGCGTCATCTTCCGTATCGACTTGAGCTTTTGTAACAAACAAATCAACTGTTGCTGCATTTGTACCATCCACGTTTGCAACCATAATTGTATTTATTTTTAAAACTCGATCATCACCAACCGTGAACAGCGTGGTCGTTGCCGTACTCGATAAATTAAATCCTATGGACTGTGCGTGAATGCTCGATACATTGACTATATTGGGATGTGCCATGTTTTACTCCTTGTTATCCGAATACGATAGCCATAGCTATAGCTTTTCCAGTTGATGCCTTCGTATCGGCATATGCTTTAATAGATTGTTGTGTGGCTAATTTTACATTTGAATTACTACTCATGTCGTCTTCATCTTTAATTCCTGTAACTGTCGCTCCATCTCCTGCAATATTAACGCTTACAGAAGCTGTAATCCCACCTCCATCAGCAATAACAATAGCATTATCACCGTCAGTGTAACCAATATTCGTTACTTGAACCTCACCACCAACTTTTAAATCACCAGAAACATCTACTCTTGTGCTAGCGTTAAGATCAATAATTGCTTCGCCATCAATCCGTAGTGTGCCATCAGTGCTTTGTTGAATAAAACTTGCAACATCACCAAACGTAAGTTTGTTAGTGCTGTTAAGAGTAAGACCTGTGCCATCTGTATGCGTAATGGTGGTATCTGCGTCTGCACCAAACTTTACAATAGCACTGTCTGAAGTAAGAAGAAGATCATCCGATACAGATAAATCGTCATCAATTTTTAAATCCACTACACTCAAAGAAGCAAAAGCATCAACAACCGCTGCTCCAGACCCAGCCCCATCTAAGTAAACAACTTTAGTTGTGCCAGGAGCTATCGTCACATTATCCCCAGATCCTTGACTAATAAGTATGTTTTGAGAACCACTCGTGCCGTTTTCAATAATATGAACACGTTTCATTGTGTTAGGACCAATAGTGATTGTACAGGCAGAGTCTAACGTGCCAGTATACTTTATATATAATGCCCTTGCTTCATCAGCACTAGCGTCTGCAATTGTACTCGTATGTGTATCAGCGTTTGTGGTAATGGCTTCTGTTCCGAAACCTAACGCTTCTCCAATAAGTTCTAAATTTGTATTGGTTTTAGTACCCCATGTGCCTGAAGCTTCCCCAGAACCAATCTCTTCTAATCTAAGGTTGTTTACATATGTACTCATACTTCTTCCTTATGCTGCTATGTTCGTCCATGAGGGCGACTGACTTGGTGATATTGCACTAAAATTAGACGTTTGGCTAGGTATAATTTCACCCCATATGGTTTTTAGACTTCCTATACTAGCCGTTGCACTTACTCCTGTAACAGTAACAATAGCCGTTCCTGTTATGGTAACATCGTTTATACTTGTTGTTCCTGCAAGACCTACATTAGTAGTAAATACATTTCCTAACGCAGCCGTTGCACCCACACCTGTAACAGAGGCGTTATCTCCTCTTGTTGTTGTTACCGTTCCTATAGATGCAGTAGAACTTAATCCATTGTTCGTTGTAAATACTTCATTAACACTTGCTGTTCCAGAAACACCTGTAACAGCTATTATAGCATCACCCTCTAAAACAGCCTGTCCAACAGACGCTGTTGATGTTAGGGTAAAAGCTTGGTCAACATTCCATGCACCATCATTCCAGGCGGTAACAGAACTACTCCACCCCTTAAACGCTGCTACATTGTTGGTCATTAAGCTATCCTAATAATCGCATTACTCGCATCTGCTGTTGGAAAAACAATTGTAAAGTCTCCAGAACTCGCTGCTTTATCCGCACCAAAATCTAAGACTGCTACAGAAGGATCTCCTGTTGCCGTGTCATTAAAAATTAATCCACCTCTTACAGATGATATTGTTACTGTGCTAAAAACCTCATCAGCAAAGTCAACTAATGCAGTGGTACCACTTGTTGTGGGAGTTACAGGGTTTAAAGCCTGACCTTTTGCACTGTAATTAGTACCTGATATTTCGTTACTTGATGTATATGCAGTTGTTGCTGCTGTAAAACTTGCACTATTATCATATAGAGCAATATTAAAAGTGTTTCCTGTTGTTGCAGTGAAGTTGTGAGTTCCTGTCATAAGTTCCTTTTTAAAGGATGTACACAGAAAGTTTCCAGTAAAAGCCATTACATTCTCCTTATATATTCAGCTAGTTTCGGGTTTCCAGAATCTTTAATAGCGTTATATACTGTAGTCCTATCACTCTTAATAGCCTGTCGCATATAAATTGCAATTATTTTTTCCATTTCTTTTCTGTAAGCATAAGCTTGATCTCTAATCGCTGGATGTGCATTATCAGATATTCCTATAATTTTATTAACACATCTTTCAGCCGTTTCTTCTGGTGTGAATCCTCTATTATCAGTTGTTTTCACTCCTACAGAGCCTACACTTAATGCTATTGATTCTGTATACATTACGTTTTAGCCTTTCTGATTTGTCCTAATGTGTACTCATCTGTGACTTCTTGTGCTTCTCCTAAATTCTTTAACCTTTGAAGAGATTCACCAAGCCTTACATTATACATTTGCATAACATCTTGCTCACCTTTCATATAAGTATAACATTCTATTAAAGATGCGTAAAGTAAAGCTATTTCAGCATTTTCACTCAACCAAGTTGTTCCTGATTCTACACCACTAGTAATACTTGTTGGTCTATAAAAATAACTTAATGTTGTCGTGTAACCGCTATCAGGAGTAGGAGATAATATAAAATTATCTATGTCAAATTGAGCATAATATCTTGGAGTTCCTGTAGTGGAAGAATTAGGATTAAAAGATTGAATAAATTCTAATTCTTTAAATTGTAAATATTCAACACTACTACTGTTAGTTAAATTTAAAGAAAATGGTGCTAAAAAGTCAGAAGGCACCGCAAGATATTGATTGCTTGAAGTCATTACACCAGAAACATTCCTTTGAAAAATATTTAATTGAACGGATTTAAATATTCTTTCTTCTGCTAATCTTATAAACGTAGGGAGATTTGTAACAAAAGAAGTTTCATCATTTTGAGTATAATCTTGTAAAGCTGTTTTTAAAGTAGAATAAGTAAAACTCATGTTTTCACCGTATAATTTATAAATGTCATGTGTTTATCTGTCCTCCCATACCACTATGGTTTGTACAGTAATAATACAACGTAGGAGCACCAGAAGCTACTTCAATTTGTGTATATGCTCCAGAAGAACCTGGTGTTCCGTTTGTTGTTACACCTGTTGTGTATTCACTACCACTATTATGAGTGCCGTCAGAGGTGGTTGAAAATCTTAATGGATGAGTTGAATTAGAAGAGTCTGACTGGTCAAATTTATATGTGCTTCCCTCAGATAAGCTTAAAGTTGCTGCTCGTGAGCCGTCTATATAAAAATAATTCGAACCATAATAAGACGCTACCGTTACAGTGTAGGTGGCAGCTAGACTTGTACCAGTAGTGGATATGGTAACAGATCCTACTCCTCCAGCCATACCTAAACCAGTCAAAGTGGCTCTTGGCAAACTATCTGACTGCGTTTCTTCTTCAGCCTCTGAACTAAAAATATCTCCACCTAAAGTGACAGAGCCAACACTAGCAGTGGCAACAAGATTATTACTATCAAAAAAATTAAAAGGGTCAGAAAAACCAACAGGATTAAAACCATATTGGATAACCCTTTCTTCTTTTAAATTAGTCTCTGGTCTAGGATCTCTTAAAGCTTGTCTATCTGCTCTTGATCTTAATGGATGCAATTGAGGATGTTTCTCTTCCCATTCATCTTTACCAACTAGCAAACCATTCCATTCTTTTCGCATATCACGCAAACGGTAACGGAAACCAGATCTATCTGATATTCCATAAGCATACTTACCTGACGCAAATTTAGACAATTCTATAGTCTCCTAACGCTGGGCTAATCGTTACAGAGGCTCTATCTCTATCTTCTGCAATAGCTCTTTGAAACTCTTCTTCATAAACAGCTTTTAACATTTGTATTCTATCAGGTGCTCTTTTTATAGCTATATAATACGCTAAACCAGCAGCTAGACATGGATAAAATCTAAATGGTATATCTAAAGTATTAGTAAAAGTATCTAAATCATCTATTCTAGTTAAGGCATCATAATATAAAACATCTGTGCTATTTTCTGGTAAAGGCCATATTTTAAGATTAGGATTTATTTGTCTATCTAAAAAAAACTGAGTGGGTCTTCCTGTTGCTGATTTATTAGGAATAGATAAGTATGTATCTCTACTTATTCTTTCTAAAGAATAATAAACACTACCTCTAAGAAGAGACACAGAAAGAACATCAATAATATTTGTTCCTAAAGAATATTCTCCATCACTAGATGCTAGTGTTTGTGTATTTTGAGCAATAGTCCATTGATTTAAACCTCTATTAGCCCATTCTGCTAACATAATATTTAAAGATCTCTTTGCTGTTTTAAGGTCATAACCTGTGCGAACTTCTAAGCCACAACGCTCGAATGCCTCTTCAATATATTCGGTAACGTCTAATTCAAAGTTGGTTGATCCAGAAACTGCCATTTTATTCCCTTTATGATTGCGTTACAGCACCTTTAGTTTTTTTTCGTTTATTACTCATAATAATTCCACATCCTCTTGCAACTGCTTCATTATTATTAGTTTTACCATTAAATTTTCTTTTTGGTTTTAAAACTTCACCACCAGCAATTAAATTTTTTACTTTCGCTTTTTTCGTGTTTTGGACGATTGTTTTCCCTTTTGAACCTTCTCTTTTTTTCTTTCTGGCTGTTTTGGCTCGTTCAGCTTTGGTAAGACTTTTAGCTTTAGCTTTAGGTAAACATCTATCAGGATTTTTTTTATCTTTTGAAGTGCCACAAGGACCTTTAATTTCACCATCTGTACCTATCCTTACCCAATTTTGTTTTACCCAATCTTTAAGTTCCCCCATGAGATCAACTTCTTTTCTTCGCAGAATGTTTATTAGAATTATACCTTGTCTTTTGATCTTTGTTTATGGCATTCAAGGTTTTAGCTTGTTGCCCATGTGTTTTACTAGCTTTCTTTAAGCCTTTGACTATTTTGGTTAATTTTTTAGTGTAATGTGGCATTAGCTCCTCTTTTTCTTTTTAATAGCAGAGCTTACAACCTTTTCAAGTTTTTTAGCTTGTCCTGCGTGTAAACGAGAAGCTTTCTTTAATCCTCGTATAACATTTTTAACAGTTGATTTTTTTCTTTTATTTAACATTATTTCTTCTTCTTCTTTTTGCCCTTACTGCCTTTTGCATAATTAGGGTCTTTGCAGTATTTAGACGCAGCCATATTAGCATACGCACTAGGATACGTGTCAAAAGTTCTTTTTGCCCATGCTTTTCCTTCTGGACAAATTTTACTGCCTTTACTTTTAGAAGATGCTTCCCCACCGTTTTTATAATATGTTAAACCTTTAGGCATACTTATTTTCTTTTTGCTAGGAGGTTTTAAAATTTGTTTTGACATTTGACTTCTATTCATAACCATTAACATCTCCATCTTTTTCTTGCCTGACGTAGACGACTATTAGGATCTTTTGCAGCCTTTGGAAACTTTTTCATCTGACCGGCAGATCTTGCACAAAAAGATTTCCTTCTCTTCTTTTCTGTCTCAGTTAAATCTTTCTTTTTTGTAACTGCTGTTTTTAATTTAGAACCAGGATTCTTTCTTCTATACGCCTTTACACCAGCTTCAGTCATTCCAGCCCCTTTTTTAGTAGGGCGAAAATTCTTTTTATTTCTTTTTGGCATTTTATCTGCCATCTTAATCACGCATGAAAAATTGTAATCATGTCAGCAGTATCTAGCGTATATTTTATAGCTAAACCACTTCTAAACAAAATTCCCTCTGAAGGTATTGTTCTGTCTATAACAGTGTTTGCTGTACCAATTGTTCGTGATTTAAAAGAAGTTGTCCCATCTTCTGGTGATCCATTTATAAATTCTACATCACCAGCAGTGCCACCAGAAGTAATAGACATACCTTTTAGTCTAACTGGATTACTTCCATTAACCGCTTGAGCGCAAAGTGTTCCTGAACCAACTTTTATATTAGCAGCGAATTGAGCAGAACTTGTTACAGAGGTTACAGTTAAAAATAACTTTTCTCCTGCAACAGCTTCGGCCGAACCTGTAGAAGTAATAACTTCAGATAAAGCGGCCCCAAATACATCTGTTCCTACAATAGTATTAGTTTTTGCATTATCACCTGTTCCTGTAGTCGTAACTATAACATTTCTAGCTGCACCTCCTGCAAATGTTGTATTTGCCATAGTTGCACTTGTATTTGGTCTAGCTGCAGTTACTAATCTATCATCATCAGAGGCATTTTCATCACTAATCGTAAGCGCTTGTACGTCTGAAAGTCCCATATTAATCTCCTATTCTGGGGAGATGGGGCTTTCGCCCCACACCAATCTTAATTAAAATTATAGTCTCTCGTAAGAAGTTCCTGGAGTACGAGTAACTGTAATATCTTTTAAGAAAATCTCATCTGTCGCTGTAGCATTCTTAAAGACAGCTAAATACGGTACAATCACATCACCATCATCAAAAGTAAATGCTGCCGTTGATGCTGGCGCAGCTAGTGTTCCTGCCCCTGCTACTGCGTTTACTACTAGTTCATATGTTACGACACCAGCAGAAGATAAATTAACTTTCAATCTTAGATTTTGAGTGTCAACAGGAACTGAAGAGCCACAATCTGTTGACGTAGATGTCCCAGAGTTATTTAAATCAGTTTGTATTTCAATGTTTGTATCACCCTGTGCTCCAAAAGCAACTACATCAGTATAAACTAAATCACCTGCTGAAGCTGCTGCAATTGCAGCATTAAAACCAGTAGCAAACTCTTCTACTTTTCTAAACCCAACCACAATACAATCAAAGTCTGTGTAATCAGCAGCTTGAAAAGTAGCATCAATAGAACCAGAATGAGTGCCAACTGTATATGTATGAGGTCCTGTGCCTTGTGCGTTACCACCACATATCATTTGTAGGCCAACATTGTCTGTTGTTTCACCGTCCATTGCTAAGTTTAAACCAGCATGAGTTGTTGCTGTGTCTGTCGCTGGAACTGTACCATCTAACATAGGAGCTGTTCCTCCTGCTGAGAAAGCTCCAACTGCAACACAAGCTGCTGGATATACTTCTCCATTCGGACCGAAAAACATCATTCCAAATTTATCTCCATCTCCTAATACACCAACGGCACTATTAGATAACATTGCTGTTAAGGGAGGTGGACAAGTAATATAGTTATATTGAAAAATTGTTGTTGAAGTCGCAGAAGTAACCTGTCCTGTAGCACTAACAGAATAGTTTTCTGTTTCTGCACCAGTGGTTGTGTTTTTAACGATCTGTTTAAAACCTGCTTCAGACCTAACTGGTCCTGAAAAAGTTGAATTACCCATATGAATCTCCTCGTCTTGGGTTACGTCAATTGCACCATGCAACTGTCGAGTGATAATTCGTTATACAATAGTTTTAAACAAAAAGAAAGGGGCGAATAAATCGCCCCCATCAATAAATAAAAAATCTTTATTTTATTTTAAGCACCTGGAGATCCAAATACACAACGAGGATCAGAAAAACCAAAAGAATATCTTTCTCTGGCTTTAAATCTCATGTTTCCAGTGTCAAAATCTGCTTCCATATTTGTTGAAAGAGGAGATCTTTCAAACAATTTAAAACCGTTTGGAGCATCTGTCTTTAGGAAAAAAGCATCTGTGTCTGTTAAAAAGTGATTAACAGTATATCCATCTGGAATCATACCCATATTTCTATTGGCATTGACATCATTATCAGAAGTTCCTGGACGTAGAGTTGATTCAAGAAGACGATCAGCAATAAACTGAAGTTGTGGAGGAACAATAAGCTTCATGCCTCGTAAAGCAATAATCATATTACGTTCATCAACAAATGTTGATATACTTATTAAAGCATCTTCAAGAGATGTTTCATTAAGATCTGCTCCGGTTGAAGGTTCATTAGCAAAAGTTCCACCACCAGTTAACGGATGAACAGCAGAACAAAGCTCAACACCATCACCGCCAGTAAAACTAGAGCTAAACGCATTGTTTAGTGTAGCTGCAGCTTTAACTTGCTTTGTGTGTGCCATAGAACGTGCAAGAGCTTTTGTGTATCTTGCACCAAGACGATCATAAAGATTGTCTTCAATTGCTTCTTCAGTTAATGCAAAAGCTAAAGCGATTGTTTCATGCGTGTATCTAGCAGTATATGCTTCATTCGCAGAATCAAAAGAAACTCCCGCACCTTCAGTTTTTGTTTGAGCATTTCCAAAACCTGATAACATTACTTCTTCTTCAAATGCACGATCTGAAGATTCTGTATCATAGATTTCTGCGTGCTCGGAGTCATAACTGTCATACTCCATTCCAAACAAGGCATTTAAGCCTGGTTCTAACTCTTTTACGAGTTGCGCTCTTGATATAGCCATATTATTACCCCTTTACGCCAATCCAGCGCCTTTAACGCCAAATATATGATTTTGAATAACAACTCTCACGTTAGTGTTAGCTGTAGCGACATCTGAATTTTCAGGATCTTCTGAAATATCAATAGCTTTAAGAGATAAAGTAGTACCAGTACCACCGTCAGCGACATTTAACTCTGCACCAGAAATACCAGTAGTTGTGCTACCAGCACTAGTGTATACTATATCAAAATTTCCAAACAAATCTGCTATAGGCATAGCTGCGTTTGCTTGAACTTCAAAAATAACCATAGGGTCATCAATAATGAAAGCAATTATATCACCAGCAGCAGTGCTTGCAGGATAAAAATTTGAAAACTTCTGTTCTCCTGTTGTTGGGTCTGTAAATTGACACCCATTAAACACACCAACGATAGGTACAGTACCACCGTCAGCATGAACTTCTATTCCACCACCTGTTACTTGAGCAACCATATCTCCTTGAAATATAGCTGTGTCGTAATTATTGGCGATTCTATATCGGCTTGTTCCACCAGTATAAGGGGTTCCCCCTATTCTACCGACAGGACGCATACCAAAAGCAGCATCTTTATTTGCCATATCTTATCACTCCTTACTATTCTGAGAGCCAAAGCTAACAGAAGATTTACGTTGTGGACTCAGTTTCGGCATATTTGGATTGTTTTCACGCATCCAATCACGGTCAACTGCTTCCATTTGATTTTTAGCCATCTTGCTATAATGTTCGTTTCTTTGATCCACAATTTCATTTGGTATACGAGCTAATAAAAGCCCTCCAACGCCAATACAACCAGCGTTTTTACCTTCATCAATTACAGGGGCATCAAAGTCTGGATATTCTTCGGCACGAACCAATTCGTAGCCTTCTCTCCGTTTTTTGTGAATGTTGTTACGGTCATCAAAATCCATAACACTTTCACGAATCCAACGATGTTTGTATCCAATAGGAGCTTCAGGGGCTTCTAATGTTGAAGGAGCTTTCCACTGAACTTTTCTTTCGGTTTTTTCACGAGATACCGCCTCTCGACTTATTCTATCAGTCATTTCAACTCCGTTTACTTTCTAGTTTCACTACTTCTTTAGCGTAAGTTTCCAAAGGTATTCGCATTTTATTTGCAAATGCCACTTGACCAGGCGTTAATTGCACAGATTTTTTCCGTCCAGACTTTAAAGACCGCCCATTAGGCGCAGGAGTTACAGCTTGGACGTTTGCACGTTTCTCCTGAAATTTGTGAGGAAACTCAACTCTCATACGTTTGTTGATTTCCGAATAATATTCATCAGTTGAAGGATCAAACCCTTCATCTAATACTAACTGTTCATGCACTGCTTGTGCTCCCCTAGTCATAACTTTATCAGGACCAAACCAAGAATTTTTAGAAAGCCAATCTTTTAATTTTGGATCTTCTGGTTGAGCTGGTCGTTGCGGTTGAGCAACTTGCTGAGGCTGTTGAACAGGTTGTTGAGCAGGTTGTTGAGCAGGTTGTTGTTGTACATTCTGTTTTTGAATACGCAGTCTCTCTTCTTCAACAGCAAGCTTAGACATTAATTGTTGAGCTTGAGCCATTTTTTCTGAATCGCCAGCATCATGTGCTTGCTTGTAAATTTCTTTTACTTGTGCAGATTGGCTTTTAATACGATTGTCGTATTCATTAATATACCCTTGATCTAATTGACCTAATTTTTGTTTTAACTGTTGATTTTCTGCTTCTTTTTGTTGTGCAAAATTATAAGCTGCTTCAGCTTCTTCAATTGCTTGTTTTCTTTTTGCAGTTAATTGATTAATACGTTTTTTTACATTATCACTATATGATTCTAATTCATCTTCTGAATCATCATTCTGTTTAACACCTGCTTGATCTGTTGAAGAAACCTGAACATTAGATTCATTAGAATTATCATCTTGTTCTATCTCAACAGATGTGCCTTCTTCTTCAATTATTTTTTCAGCTTCAGCCATATTTATATCCCTTTATCTACCTTATACATACGAAACGTCTGATGGGTCAAGTATTGTTGCGATAATATTATCATCATTTATCAAACGAACCTCTAATCCATCCACTTTAAACCTATTACCAGCATATCTTCCCATAAGAACCCAATTTTTCTCATTACACCACGCACCAGATGGGAATTTATCAGAGTCTTTATATGCATCTGGTCCAAGTTTTACGACATAAGCAGCGACTGTAGCAAAGCTTTCTTTGTCTCTTGTGTCATCTGGAATAAAAACACCACCCTTAGTTTGTTGTTTCATGTAATAAGGAATAACAAGTATTCTCCAACCTGTAGGTTGAGGAAGTCGTTCTAAAACTGATTTGTTAAAACTTGATGGATCTATAGAATTTTTAGATTCTTCTATTTTTGGAAATGCTTTCGTAATTGGTTTTGGAATAGGACTTGAAGCTCCTACAATTTTTTTTTCAGGAACATAAAACTTTTTATTCATCTAAATCTAAACCTTTCATCGAGGTAATAATTAAATCTTCAACATAGGTCATTCCTCGTATTTGACCTACTGTAAACCGATACGTTTCTATTGTATCGCACGAACCACTCACCAAAGATTCAGCAAAATCTTGTTTGCGTTGGCGAATGTCCTTTAAAAGATGTTCAGCTAAAAGAATAGCATCCATATATACACCTGTTTTACCATAATATAACAATATCTAGCATAGTAAAGTATATATTACCATAAAAATGTTTAATCTATCATATCTAAAGACGCTTCTTTTGTTTCTTTGTTACGCCTTGTCCACCCTTTTCCAAAAGTATCAAATGTTTTTAACCCCTCATAAAATCCTTGGCGCTCGTTATACATTTTTTCAACAATATCTTTTGGATCGTGTTTTGTTAAGGTTGCTAAAGTATTAGGGCCGATGCCACCATCTTGTTTTGCCCCTATAATCCCCTGAAGAGCTTTTGCACTTCGACCTACTCCAGAGTTTACACACCAATCAAACACAGCCCAATCAACACCACTTGGCAAATCATCTCCTTTTATTCTATTCCAATATTTTTTTTCATATATTGGATAAACGTCTTCTTGAGTAAGAGCTTTCATTTCACCCTCTTTAACAGATCTACCAATGTACTCTTCGTATACCTTTCTTGTTACACCATGATTAGTTTCACCCCCAGGGTCGCTAGGATGATTAACGTACCCTCCTTCATGGTGTAACAACATTTCCATACATTTTTTAAAATTTTTTTTCATCCTTTAATCCCCTATTTTGTCTTTCTTTATCTTGTCTTTCTTTACATACCAAACAAGTTTCCTTCATCGTTTTCCACTTTTGTTCAATCGTATAAACTCTAACCGTATTAATTTCATTTTTACAAATAAAACAAAGTTCTTTTTCTATTTCGTTAGCCCTTTCTGCTTTTCATAGCTGCGTAATCCTCCGATGCCCAAAAGTCCTCCCAACACAGTTAATAAAGTTCCCATCTCAAATTCTGGAAGTTCAGGTATTTCTGCACCAAATAAAGTAGCAAAAAAAATAATACAAGGTTGAAATATGTAGTGATAAGCAAAAGCAAGCGTACATGTCCACCCAACTGCCGGGCGCCAGCCGCCCTTAAACAAACTGCCAGAAGCAGCCTCTGCTTTATTTATTTCTAGCTGTGCAAGGAGTGCCTGTTGCGCATGGGTATCAGACATCGTTGCTATTTCGTGTGCAAGTTTTGCCTTTTGGTCTTTATCCTCAATAACCTTGTCTAAGATACCAGTTACAGGTCCTATTAAGTTTGCTATTAAACTCATACTGTTTTCTCCTTTGGTGAAGCTGCGATTGTAAAGTTTACACTAAAAGATCTTCTTTCTCCTTTTGTTTTAAAAGGATAGACGCAATGATGCAAGTGTGCAGGAAAAACATAAAAATCTCCTACTTGTGGCTTGACAAGAAAATTAGATCCAGTGTGATTCGCTGCTTGACCATGAACAAACTGTATATGACCATGAGAAGGATGATGATCTTTATAATCTTCTTCCCATTCCTTTTCTATTCCATCAGGTAGTTTTAAATATCCTACACAGGATAAAGCTGACCCAAGATGAACGTGAATAGGATTATACTCATTTTCAAACTGACGAACAAACCAACCACTTGTAACCTCTACTCCGTAATCATACACATCAGGCTGTATATTTACTCTTCCCATAGAGCAATAAAGCTCACAATGACTTTGGTATCTCATAAGAAACTCACCCATCTCACGACCCCAAATCTTATTTATTTGTTCTGTAAATTTTAACTCTTGTTTTACTTTGCCAACCAAATTATGCGACCAGTCTTCTAACTTCTCGTCCATAGATTGATTAAGTAAATCAACAAAAGAAGGAGACATTTTTCTGTATCCCACAACAGGACTAAACGGTGCGAAAATTTCTTCTTCAGTTTTTGGAATGTATATATTTGCCATTATCGAGCGACTCCTCTAGGTCATTTTAATATTAATTTTTAAACATCAACTGTGTTAGTTCGTTTTAATAATAATTCTTTTAAATCTTTTTCTCTTTTCCCTCCATTATATTTCCAAGCATACCCCCTATAAATCATTTCCTCATTAATATTTGTTTGTCCACAAAATATCCATCCAAGCATACGCCCATACTTACCATCTTTTTCTGTCTTAACACGCAGGTTTGAATCAACTCCGTTCTCAAGTCTTCTTCTTAAAAACTCTTTTGATTCTAAACCTAATTCTTTTTCTTCAAGATCTTTCGTCCGACTCTCAGGAGCATCTATACCTGCTAATCTCACCCTCTCTTTTTTTGAAAGACTAAAACCAAGATCAATAACAATATCTATCGTATCGCCATCAACAATTTTAACGACTTCTTTGATAGCATACTCATACATTATTTTTGTTCCTTCAAACTCATCATTCAACCACTTTATTTGTTTTAATTTTCTCAATAGTTGTTCCTAAAATAAAACCTGAAATACAGCCAAATTGAGAAAGAATAAAAGTTGTTGAGACTGGAATTAAATGGTCTAGACGACTCTCAGGCACGAACTCAGGAAAGATTAAAATCCCAACAACAACGGTAGTGCAGATTGTTTGAAACCAGATTAATCTTCGGATCATATCTCTCTTTGAGTTATCATCGCTTATTCTTAATCTTTTTTCTTCTCTTGCAAGCTCTGCATCAAGTTCAGCGTCAGTAAGAATGTGATCTCCGTTTGTATCAGCTCTTGCGTACTTAGAATTTTTTTCTAATGTTTTCATTTTACAAACATCCACTTCGGTTCAAAGAACAACGTTGAAACGTAAGCTAAAGCAACGGCACAGAGAGTAAAAAACAAGATATCACTCACGGTTTAAACTCCAATGCAAACCAAATCAACCCAGCAGCGCCGCCTCCAGTGATAAGTATTCCAGCAGTTATCCCCAGTACATTCAATATCTGGTTCTTTCTTCGTATAGCCTTATAGCGCCCTTCTTTTTCTCTCTGCTTTGCTTGTCGTCTAAACTCTTGAAACTTCTTTAAACCAGACGCTCCTCTGGTTTCTTGAATGATTCGTGTTAGTTCAGCTTCATATTCTTTTGCCTTCTCATAAGCGATATAGCTGCTAAGAGGATCACTTTTGTTACCAGATTTCTGAGCTTCCTTTGCACCATCAATAAAAGTAAAAAGACTGTTCACGTCCTTCGACATAGAATGAAGGTCTTTGCCGATAGAAATGCCTTTTTTTATTGCAGTAAATGCGAGTAAAGCACCAGAGAGAGGGTCCATTTTTATCCTTTAAAAATTAAGATCTTTTAGAAACAGATTTTTTCTTTTTCGGCTTTTCAACCCAAGCCTCGTTTTTTTCTGTAGTCGGATCATCTTTAATAAATTTACCTTTTTTAGTTCTTGCTCGAACTAATACTTTTTCTTTTTTTGGCTTCTCAACCCAAGCTTCATTTTGTTCTGTTGTTGGATCGTCTTTTATAAATTTTCCCTCTTCAGTTCTTGCTCGAACTAAAATTGGTTCCTCTGACGCAACAACAACTGATTCTTTTTGTAGTTTTTCTTTTGCTAATCTTCTAGCAATTTTTTCCTCTTTGACTCTTCTTGCATATTCTTGATTTACTGATGACATTATATTTAATTCCTTTTTATAGAGTTTAAAGTTGCAATATCTCTTTGTGTCTGAATACGTTCTTCAGCAATACGAGTTTTGTTCTCCAACGCATCTCTAGATATATTTAATCTTTGTTTTGCAATTAAATCATCATTCATTTCATTTTGTTGATTTTGTTGTAGTCTCTTATCAAACTCATTGCCTTTACGTTGTATGTCTTCACCTTTTAATGAAAGTTCTTGTTTCCGTATTGAAACAAGAGGATCTTCTTGAGCTGGTGGCGTTACAGCCTGTGCATATTGTTCAATCATCTCAGCTATAAGTTGAGAGGCAAAATTCTGTATTTGTACTTGTATTTGTTGTTGCATATTTCTATCTTGTTGCAACATTTGCTGTTGTTCTGGTGCCAATTGAGACATAACTTCTTCTGTTGCTTTAGCTTCAGCCAGCATTCCTATGTGTTCTTGTATATGACCTTGTAGAACAGCAGCCACAGCCATACTAGTCTGAACTGTAGGAGTTGATAATACCGCTAAGTGAGATTGAATATGAGCTTGATGATCTTGACCAACAAAAGCTTGTAAAGATAAACCTATTAAAGCATTTTGGTTTTCTTTTGCAGGGTTTAATGGAGTTGGTTGTTCAGGCGGTGGCAATATAGCATCAATATTAGAAACACCTAATGCTTCATACATATTTCTATATGCCTTATACAACCCTTGAGGACCACCATGTATTTGTGGATTTGATTGAACTAATTGCAATTCTGTTTGTGCTAATGTTACACGTTGAGACATAGAAAATATGTTTGGATCACTCACAGGAAGTATATCAATACGACCATCAAAATCTTGTGACTTTATATTCGAATCAGCCCCTGCAACAGCATAAGGATAAGGAGATGGATTCATAGCAAATATGTTTGATAAAAGTTTAAACTCCATTTTTTGAGAATAATGTAATCTTTTATGGATAGCAGACATGACTTTTGTTCCACGTTCCAAAATTGCCATTGTAGTCCCTACAGGAGTCTCCCCTCCCATTTCACCTATTTTCATATCTGCCATAGATGCAAAACGTCTTCCAGCGTCTACAAGCGTTCCCATAAGCTGATAGAGCGTCCCTGAAGGCTCTTTGAAAGGTAAAGGCATAAGTGAAGTACGAATGTCTCCACCAGCCACATCTATGTCTCTAAACTCTCCTGGTTGCAAAGCACTGTCTTCATCACGAATACGAGCACCACGAGCTTTAAATCCTGCTGGTAAATTTGATAATGTACCAGAATCAATCAACTGTCTTAATATTGATGTTGATGCTTGTGCTAATCCACCAATCATGTGTGTAAGACCTAAACCATAAAAACCTAATCCTGGCATAAATTTATAATGTACAAAATAAGGCTTCTTACGTTTCATTTGATCTGTTTCGTCATAATTACGTCTGATCGCAAGAACTTCGTTGTTATCCTCTAATATTGTCACAACATAAGGAAGTTTTAATCCAGAAGGTTCTCCATCAGATCCCATGTCTTCAAAGCCTTCTATATCAAGTTCTGTATGAATTTCATATATTGTTAATTCTTCTGAACCTTTCGTAGGATGAACGCCTTGTATATCATTAATTGTTTCGTTAACTTCATTGTAACTCTCAGAATCATAACCAGCACTTGGTAAATCTATATTACGATAAAAACCAGCTAATTGAAGTTTACGGACTTCATTCGAATCCATCTTAATAATATGTGTAACACGAGGGCTTGTTAAAAGATCTGTTGCTTCAAAAGGAACAACTAAATCTTCAGCATGAATAAACTTACTTACTGCACGTTGTAGTAAAGGATCAAAATAAACCTTTTTAAATGTAGAACCTACAATAGGAAGATAAAAAAGCATTTGATCTAATTCAGGATCATACTCTTCCATCTCATAAGTAATTTGATAATTCATATACTCTTTAACACGTTCTGCTTGTTGAGAAAGTAAAGGACTTGACGCTCCAAGAACTTGTGTTCTCACAGGGCCACCAGAGGGTAACATCTCACGATAAGCTTGAGCTTGAAATTGTGTAACAGCCTCTCCCAAAAGAGGATGAATAACCCCTGAAGCACCTTCAAAAGGTTGTGATCTTTCTTCATATTTCATACCAAGAAGTTCTAAACCTTTTTTATAAGTATGTTCCCACTCTTCTCTTGAAGATATATCATCATCAACATTACCACTTAAATCAGACGCTATTCTTCCTAATTCTGAATCATCTATAATATCAGCCAAATTACCATCAAAAGGAATTTCAGGAGCAACCTCTACTTCTTGTTGAAACTCACCAATAATAACACTTCCATCATCAAACTCTGTTACGTTACTTTGTTTGTCAAACTCAATGACATCAAGTTCAGCTTGCTCTAACTCTGGAGTTGGTACGTTTAAATTTTCTGGAAGACCTCCAGCGCCAATATTTCTCTCTACTGCCACATTCTATCCTATCATATTAATTTTATCAGCTTTCATTTGATAATATGTTTTAGCTTGAGATCCTTTAGCTTTATTTACTTTTGCAAGAGCTATAAGATACTCATCACTGGGAGGCGTTGAAGCAGAAGATGTTCTACTCCTCGGAGGATCATTAAAATCAGGAGAAGAGGGAGAGCCTCCTGATCCATTCTGCTTCAACCTCTTATAAAGCGCCATTATTTGACACCTCTAAATTTTGTACCAGCTATAGCAGCGCCACCACCCCTAGATTTACCACCAGTGGCACCACCTTTACTCATTTTACGAACGCCACCCATAG